ACTCTTCGACTGCCCTCTGAGCAGCGGCAATCTTCCTTTCGATAATGGTATCACTCAACTCATCATATACAGGCAACTCTTCCTTCGCCTGTTCTATACTTACAGCCAATGCCACTACATTGCTCACCGTCTCTGTCTGTTGAGCATACTTGTAGTAGGTTATTGTAGGGGATAATGAGCCGTAGGGGAGTGTGTTCATTTCTTATGTTTCTTTGCTTTGGGCTTTACAATTTTCTCCTGCTCTACCACAGGCTCACTCTTTGTCTGCATCGGAACGCTTGCACGCCCATCAGCTAAAAACGCTTCAAACATTTTCTTTTCGTGTGCATGAGTAGGGCTATAGACCTCTCCCGCTTTGTACTTTTTGACATTCACTCCGTCAAAGCACAGTTCCATATCCGATGAAAATACTACTTGTAAGTCTTTCATAATATTGTATTTAAAGTAAGGGGAGAGGCGAACCCCTCCCCATTACGGTTTACTTGGTTGGGGCATTATGCGGATAGCCAAGCGATGCAATCATTGCAACGTTAGCAGATGCAGAACCACCTCGAATCAACTGAGCAAAAACATACCGCTTGGATGGGGTAACAGATGCCCATACAGCAGAGTTTGTTTCAGTCAAAGAAGCACTACCTGCCCGTGCAACAGAGGTTGCATTGGAGATGTTGCTATCATCGCTTTCAAGGAAATTGAGTGTGAAGTTATTTGTATCACTCAGCGTACCGGTAGAAGCTGTTGCCACTACAGCTACGCCTTCAAATCCTTTCGTGTCGATGGCTACGGAGTTGGTGTTGGCTGCTAAAAGCCCAACAGCACCAAATTTATACGCACTAATACTTCCAAAGTCAAAAGATGCCATAATAGTTACCTCTTATGCTTTAGCAGTTAGTGTTGTAAGTGCTTCCTTCTTGATTACCTTACCACCTACACGAGACATAATGTGCAGATTTCGGATAAAGGAAGAAGCCTCTGAATATACATCGTCAATCAGGTACATATCGGTGTGCATTACCACCTCATACCCTTGACGGAAGTCGCCATAAGCAGCGAACACAGCGCCGGGAGAATACTGCTTCGCAGCTTTGTCCACAGGGCTTGCCATATCGTCCACTCTTGCAATCGCAATCGGGCTACCTAACAGCAGGGTCGGTGTCCTTCGTGTGAAGTCCGGCTCCCATGTGTACTGTAGTCCGTTGGTAGCTGAAAGGATCAGCGAACGGATAGCAGCACGGGTGTCACGGTTGAACAACCATGTACCGTTGTTTTGGTAGGTCTCCTTCAGGGTTTCCTGTGCAAAGATAAGATCATCTGAACTCAGCACGTTAGTCGCTGTCTCAAAGTTCTCTACTTCACCAATGAAACCTGTTGGTTTTGCGATACCATCACCATTGACAAAAGCACTTCCGAAATCCACAGAGAAATCTTCTCTATAGGCTTCCATCAGTTCAGATACAAGGTTGTAGCCTGTATCCTGCTCCTGCTCAATCGACATACCGTACTCGGCTGCCCATTTCTGAGGTGGAATGGTTACGATAGCGTAGGTAGGTTTGGTCTTCTCGTTTTCGAGGGCTTCACCTAACCACCTACCGCCTGGCTTGCTTGTTCTCACTCTGCGCTCGTAGTTGCTACGGGCTGTAGGCGTGACTCTTGCAAGACTCATTACCGGAGTTGACTCTGTTACATCTTTGATGATGTCGGCAGAGATTTGATTTGGGAGCAGAAGCGCACCTGCGGAAGCGAGATCAAAACGTACCAAGTTGGCATTTTTGGATTCGAGGGCAGGGTGGTAGCTTTTTACTTCCCGTGTATTGAGGGCGTGACGATTGCCTTTGACAAATTCAAGGGCGATGTCTTTAAACTGTGAGATAACCTCACTCTTAACGGTTTCAGGCGATGGTGCAGGTCGCTCTACTTTCTTGACTTCCATATCAATAGCGTCCAATCGCTCATTGATAGAGTCGAAGCGTTCTTTGTACTCAGATGAGGATGTTTTAAGCTCCTCTACCTGATTTACAGTAAGCTCTCGTAGCTCGGCAACCGCATTACGCCAATCCTTCTGTTCTTGGCTCATTGCGTTGTTTATTTAAGTGTTAAACAAGTACGCTAAGTGATTTCGCCTTAGTCGTCCTGATTGCCGAGTGGCGCATCAGTTTTAATTGTTCCCCAAGAGGCCTGCATCGCTTTATAGGCAATACGTTTACTCTTGGCGTACAATATCTTCGCCCCTGTGTCCATAGGAAACGGTGTAATGGACATCTCATGTAGGGCAATCTCTTTCAATGTGCGTGTACCATCAGCGTTGTGGGCAACCTTGATAGGGTCATACCCTATACTTAATCCCACATCTTCGCCCCTGTCAATCAGGAACTTGATCTTGATAAACGCATCTTTTACGTCTTGTGCTTCAAGGGGCATCTCTGCATCTACCACTAATCCTTTCTCAGAGTCAGACAGATAGGCTACCCCTGCAATATCTTTGGTTTTCCATCCGTGGTCGAACAGAAGTTTAATCTTCCCTTTCTTATGGTTCAGGGTCTGCGTGTACGCTCCTTTGCTTACCGTATCACCACCCAAATCAACCTGCCCATACTGTGAACCAATCCCTTTAAACCGCCCTATCTTCTCATCTACTTCTACCTGCACATCTTCCATCTTGGTAAGAATACGATAAGGCTCTGTCTTAACTTCAAACTCTGTAACGCTAACAGCATCCAACGGTATCTCTACCGTCACTCCTGTAGGCTCAAATACTTCACCACTCTTAGCAAAGACCTCTGCGATAGTGGTTGACTCTTTCAGTTCCTGAATCTGTCCGCATACAACGCCCACGGACTGCGTTTCCCATTGGACATACGATCCAACTGACTTTTCTTGTTCTTCAGGCTCATTATCGTCAGCTCCATCTTCAGGATCAGATTCCACAACAGGGGCTTTCTCATAGGGTTGGATTTCTTCAGCATAGCGAAAGTATATTTTGTCGGTTGGTTCAAGCTCATCTCCTGCGACTGCATACACACGGATTTGATACACAGAACGATCATCGTCCTCTATAATACCAATGTATTCCGTCTCCTCTTCCACAAACTTCACCACATCCCCTACACTATACGGGGTTTCGTTGGTCATTTCATTATGATCCATTGCGATGTTTTCTAATTGGTCAATGAGAACTTCAGCTTTCGTCTTCATCAGCAGTCGTATTTTGTTCGGGTTGCTCATCTTCGTTGATGTCAACCTTTGGAATGTTATTGATAATTCGTGCATTTTGCAAGACGTCGGCTGTCGCTCCCTTGCCGGGTGGCAGAGCCAGGTCTTTGCGGGCTTCATTGGCAGTCATAATGCCTGCATCTACAGCCCTTACTAATCGGTCTATCATCGCCTTACGCTCTTCCTGTACTGCCTCTACCTTCTCTTTAGCCACAACCAAAGTGGGGTTGTCCTTGTAGTACATCTGTATTTTGCGATTAATCACACTCAACAGTAACTCAACCAATGGAATGATGTTCTCCATGTACATCGACTTGCGAGCCTCATGGTAGTTGTTGTAGGTCTTGTTGGCAGCATCATTCTGCAACGAACTACTCATACCCAACACCATGAATATCATTCTCATGGTTGATGTAACAGCTTGCCCCCACTCTGCATCATGAGGGGAATCGTTCATCTTCTCAATTTCCATATTTTGAGAGATAATCTTTAGCAGGTGGGAATTATTTGCCCCCGACTGCTCCATCCACTCTTCCCGTATCTTTTGAGCCTGTGCTTTGTTTGCGCCCATCGCTTTTACAACGAACGGTGGCAAACCCCCTGATTGCGCTACGTTCTTATTCCATGTAATCGCAGAGTTATGTAAAGATATAACCTCCTGTAACGGGATAGCCGGGCTTAACTCTTCAAAGTAGTTACTCAGGGAAGGGTTGAACAGGTGAATGACCTGATTGTACGGTATATCTATCTCCTGTCCTTTTTCTAAATACTTGATAAGCTGAATAGGGTTGTAGCGTGTACCCTGTACTTTCTTGCAAAACTGAGAGGGCATCACTATAAAGCCAAGTGGTTGCGACTTAACAGAGTTCATCACAATCTCTGCAAACGTTTCCCCTGTTACGATATAGTAAGATAAGATACGCTTGATGAAATCCCGTACAGGCTCATTCCTGCTCATCGCACTCAGGAGAGGATGTTGATCGGTACGTGCTTTCTTGCCCCTTACATTCGTTTCTACTTCAATGGGTAGTCCGGCAGCCATATTGGTAATCATATTGACTGCGCTATAGAAGGGGGCGTTACGCTGGTAGGCTTGCTCAATAATGAGAGACTTATTCCACCGCTCTCCTTGCCATGTACCCTGACCGACAATCATTGCCTCCCATATGGACGAGCCAATGTATTTTTGTTCCTGAACTGCCCTCTGCCTTTGCAAAGCTGTTTTTAGAGCTATATCTCTCATGCTACAAAGAACCCTCCTTGATTACCTGGGTATAAATGTTGAAAGTAATGGTACGTTGCGTATCGGGCTGTATCGGCAGGGTGAGATCGAACCGATGTGCCTGTTTTGTAGTCAATCGACTTATCAATCTCACCGTACTTATCAGCCTTCATTGCCTGTAACGACATAAACACATCTTTAGCGTTTACTTCATCGAACAGCACTAATTCATTTCTCAATGCCCAGTTCAGGCATTGTATTGTATCTTTAACCAATGGGTTACTCCTCGGAACAATATAGTGATAATTTATCATTTTCCTATCAAACACATCCCGTATGGTTTTCCACATGGAATCTGTGGCTTGTGCTGTGCGTGATTCCCCTGAAGCATCCCCATGTATCTTTATCACATTTTGATGCCCTTTTAGGGTTTCTGCAAGGTATTCTGCATCTTCAAAGACAGTAGCGTTCTTTAGCTTCCATGACAGCACACAGGCTATTTTAGGGTGTCCACTTTCATCATACCCTATCTGTTGCCACGCACTCACCGCCCTGTATTCTACGTTAAAATCCCAAGAGATAAGCAGTTCTTCATTGGGGTCATATGGGTAATCCCCCCTATGGCGTGATTCTACAGCAAACAACCCTTCCCCGGCTAAGGACACTCTCTTACCATACAAGAACCTGTCCAACTGAGCGCCGGAGTAGATAGACTTCAAGAACCGTATATACCTATCCCGAAATTCAATATCAGGGTTATCCATCAAGCCCAACTCATATAACTTACCCCCTTCCTGCTCAATCAGGTTCTCCATAAACTCATAGATATAGGCATCAGGCTCATCAGGCATGGATGTAATGCGCACAATCGCTTTACCCTTCCTGATCCTTGATACAAATGTTCGTAGCGTCTCAGGGGGGAAATATGAAGCCTCATCTGCCCACCCCCAACTGTATTCAATCGACTCAATCTTCTTCACGGCTTCGGGGTCAGCAGAGCGGATATGGATAACTGACCCAAACACTTTAAAGTTGAGTTTTTGGAAGTTCATCTCATACTTCCATCCCAACTCTTCCAGTAGGGGTTCAATGTTCTGCACAAAGATATCCTCCGCTTGCTGACGGGAGTTCATCATGATAATTCCCTGTGATTTGGGTTGTGAGGCAATCTGTTGGGCAACAAACCTTGCCCCGCTCCAGGTCTTCCCCAATCCTTTAGCCGACACTAATGCCACTATCCGATCTTCACTACAGATAAAATGATCCTGATAGGGTGGAATTTCACAAATAATATCCATACATTATTTAGTAAGTAAATATTTATAACTCAAAAAGAACCTACTTATGCCTGAAAGTACAAAAAAAATGGTTAAGGATGTTGTGATTGGCTATCCTTGTTATGATGGTAAAGCTGAAATACAAGCTATGCAGGTCAATATGCAATGCCTGTACGCTAAAGACACCCCTGTAGCATCTATACAGTACCTCAATGGGGATTCACTTGTTACCAGGGCAAGGAATAAAGTTGTCCACAAGTTTCTCCACAATACAGACAAGGACTATCTGCTCTTTATTGACTCTGATATTATCTACCAACCCTCGGATATTGTCAAGCTAAGAGCCAACAATAAGCCTATTTGTGGGGGGATATACTTCAAGAAGAAGCTACCATATAGCCCTGTGTGCAACCGATCTTTAGAACAGGAGGGTAAGATGCACAAGATGATGGAGACGGGTACAGGTTTCCTCATGATCCACAGGGATGTATTTAAGACGATTGCGCAGGCTGAACCTGAACATCACTACCGTAATGAGAACGATGAAGAGGAAGGGCAGTATTATGACTACTTCCGTGTAGGAGTGGTTGATGGAAGGTATCTGTCTGAAGACTACTACTTCTGCCACCTTGCCCGTAAGTATGGGTATGATATATGGCTTGATACCTCTATCTACGTGAAGCATATCGGTAAAGCCACTTACCCTTACAAGGATTATGACCTACTCAATGGTGCATCTCACTTACTACAGAGTTATGATACCGGCGCTGAACTTGATCCTGAAGTAGTGAATAAGATGCAACGTGCCATTGATCGCCAAAGGGAGGCAAGAGGATGGGATACGCAGAAAAGCTAAAAGCAGTCCGCAAGATGCAAAATCAAACCCAAAAGCAGTTTGGTGAGCGCATAGGCTACACCCAATCATGGGTATCACAAATGGAGAGAGGGATGAAACCCATCCCTCTTTCTTTACAGCAACTTATAGACTATATGATGAAAGATGAAAATAAAAATAATTCCTGAGACAGATATGCCCTGTTGGGATTCCGTTTCATACGAATATGAGTCAGACATTATACCATGTGTTGGTGATTATTTCTTTGTCCCAATAAAAGAGACAAAAAGAATGGCAGAGGAGGCTAAAGAGAAATGGTATAACTATCCTGATTGGCTATATGGCTCTTTATGGAAAGATTATAATAGCGACAAGATAGATAGAAAAACAGAAATTGATTGGGATATATATAATGATGGCGATTTATCATTTGATGATATGATTTTTGTAAAAATAAGACATTTCTTTCCTGAGCATAACTTAGTTGTACTAACATTAAATGCGGGATAACGAAAGATGCAAACTGATGTTGAAGAATAATACAGTTTTTGATTGCTCTAAAGGGATAATAAATACCCTATACCAAAATGGTGATTTAATTGTTAGGACAAGTACTGTAAATGATTGGCTTATTATAGATAAACTTATGAATGAAAACGCAAGCGCTATTGGCTTTGTTCCAAACACATATTTTGAGAAGTGCGTATGGGGTGGCCAAAAAAATGCTTTCGTGTTTATCTGTGAAGCTAATGGAGATGAAGTTGGTTATGTATATATAACTCCTGGTAAGTCGTATGGGAGTTACGCCAAAATCCAGCAAATAGCAGTCAGAAATGATGCAAGGAGGTTGCAATATGGTAGCGCCTTGATAAACGTATGTAAGGATTTTGTGAATAATTTTGGCAGACTTGGCTTCACTTTAAGGTGCAGGATTGACTTACCAAGCAACCAGTTTTGGATGTCATTAGGCTTTGAAAGGTATGGGGTTTGGGAAAAGGGGAGGATTAAGGATAACTGTGGCTTTAGCGCAAGCAACGACATAAATATGTATAAAATAGATTTGAATGATAAAATACTAACACTATTCTAATGAATATCAACTTCTCTGAAACAGAAACCGACTTCTTTATTCGTACCATTAAGGGTAAATCCCGATATGTGGAGTATGGATCAGGTGATACCACAACTATTGCCCGAAATCATTGTGAACATATCCTATCCATAGAGACAGACCGCAGATGGGCGAACAAACTTGATACCGTCCATGTGGATATGGGTCAAACACAATCATGGGGCTACCCTGTATATCCCCCCACAACAGCTATGTTACAAGCCTACTTCTCATTTGCAAGGAACTACGACATCTTGCTTATTGATGGCAGGTATAGAGTAGGGGTAGCATACCACGCAGAGCCAGGACTGTTCTTCGTCCACGACTACAACAGGGAGCAGTACCATGTGATAGAATCCTTTGCTGTAAAGGTCGATCAGGTGGAAACATTAGCCCTGTTTGATAAGGGTATTAACAACCCTATTCAAATATTTGATCCGTTATGATTACAGTAACTCATATATAAACGCAATTCAAACAACTAAACCAAATACGATGAAAGAAGCCATTAAAGCAGATCGGGCTGAACACAAATACTGCCCATACTGTGGACACAGGAAAGAGCATAAGGTATCAACAGATGCTAATTCAGCTTTAATTTGTAAGAACCCTATATGTGGTGTAAATGAGCAAAACCTACAAACTTAGAGCAAAATGCACATAGTCCAAATTGCCTGTGGAAAGACATACATTGAAGAAGCTGAAATATCCCGCAAGAGCATAGAGAAGTACATTACCGGCAAGTACCACCTCATTACCCAGGATGTAGATGCTAAGACCGCAGCAGGGCTTAAACTTGACATCCTTAACCGTATAGACATCAAAGAAAATGAAACTGTACTCTACCTGGACACCGACATCATTGTGAGTAACCACCTACCACCCATCACCCCTATTGAGAAAGTAATCCTCTATGGCTACCCCAATAGAACGCAAAAAGAACATTCCTTTGCCGGATACATTAACAACTCCCCCTCTATGAACAGGCACATTGCTATCAATACGGGCATCCTATTCTTCCGGAACACTCAACGTATCCGCACCATGTTCCAATCCGCTTACAAACATTACACTTCCACAACTAAAATTAATGCTTGTTGGGAACAACCATATCTCTGTAACGCCCTCATCCATCACAACCTATACGACACCTCCCTCACCCCCTACGTATCCGAACACCGTTCTCCTTCCATAACCCCCCTCACCACCTTCCATCACTTCTGTGGGCTAAGATCCCCTTCCCGCCCCTCACTCCTTAACTCTAAACACTAACCTCTTTACGTCCGGTGTCTCATCTACACTACGACTCCGCAAATTCCATTCATCAAACTTACGCTCCATTA